TAAGGTATTTGTTGACAGCATTACGCGCACAGGATCATAGGGGTCTCGCGTTCACCTGTTTCTGGGTATTATCAAAGAGATTCCTTAGTGCTATTGGGATCTACTCTTAACCTTAAGAGGTAATCCTCATGCCCTCGTGATATTATGTAAGCAATAGATCCACGAGGAACACCACAAATAGTTGCAATATTATCCAACGTAATACCACGGTCTCTTAGAACAAATGCTTTATTGCACAACTCCGGTGTGATCGGGCTGCTTGTCTCGTCCTCGGGCTCGATGTTTGGGATAGGGTCGCCCTCGGCGTCCATCAAGGTGCCATTCGGGTAGGACATCCAGCCGTGCTTGATGGCGAATCGAACGAGCTGCTTTGCCTCGCGCAACACTTGGTTGTGACTGATGCTGTATTGGGTTGTCATGGATTCAGAAACTTGGTGATGGGTCGGAGAAGCGGCAGTATTGGCCTTCGTACCAAAGGGGCACCAAGCCGCACTCACCGTCTCGTTGTTTGGCGATAGCAATCACAGCTTCGCCCTGGGGCTGGTTGCGCTCCCTGTTGAGCAATAGGACTAGATCAGCGTCCCTCTCAATCTGCCCAGAGTCCGCTAGGTCAGTCAGGCGAGGCACCCGGCCCTTGTCTTTCTCGTTCTCTCGATTGAGCTGAGCCAGGGCAACCACGGCTGTCTTGGTATCGGAGGCCACGCCCTTGAGCCTGCCAGATACTTCTGCAATCTCGTAGGTCTTTTTCTCTGCGGCTTTGGATCCATGGATCTTCTGGAGGTAATCTACCAGGACCAGCTTCACGCCCCATTTGCGTACAGCCCTGCGGATCACCGCGGTGATGGTGGCAATGTTGGACACACCGGATCCGGAGATGAAATGAATCGGGCTGCCTGCGATCTTGGCCGAGGCTGTGGACATGGCCTTCATGCCTCCCTGATCGAGCTGGCCGGTCTTGATGTCCTGCATGGGTATGCTGCCAACAGATGAGACCATCCGGCGCACGATAGACTCGTCGGACATCTCCAGGCTGATGAACAGGGTCGGGATCCTTGAGTCGATGCTGGCTGCCTTGGCAATGGCAATGGCAATGGCTGTCTTACCGATGGATGGCCTGGCCGCAATGATGGCGAGCTCACCGAACTGGAAACCGTCGGTCATCTGGTCGAGCCTGTGGAAGCCCGAGGTGATACCAGAAAGCTGGCCCTGCCTTGAGAATCGTTCTTGAGTCGAGTCAATGAACCGACTGACAACCGACTTGGACGATTGGACTTCCTCCTTGGATGCCTCAACGGTGAGCCCTGCTTCGGCATTAGAGACGATTTGATCGACGGAGAGGGTGGAGACAGCGGACTCACGAATCAGACGGTCTCCAGCGGTTCTGAGATGGCGTCTGTGGTGGGCCTCTAGGACGGCCTGAGCGAATGCCGGGTAGTTCGCTGGGCTCGGACACATCTCGTCGCACTTGTTCAGAGCCTCGAAAGGCACTGGAGTCTGGCCCATGGAGCGCTTCCACTCCTTGACCACGGTGGCCATGTTGACCGGATCGCTCTTGGCAACGAGGCCTTTGGCAATCTCGAACACATTGTACAGATCGCTGTCCTGGAAAGCATCGGTGGGGATCTTGGCGAATACCTCATGGCAGACATCCGATCCACCGGACAGGCAGGCGCCGATGAGGCCGAACTCGTCGTCCTGGGCGAAGTAGGGGTCGCTCATAAATAGTCATTCAAGTCTGCGCTGAGTGTTCCGACCGCCCGGGACTCACCGATACCAGGAATAAGACCGCTTCTAACCTTGTCGACCTCGCCGTTCCAGTTGTTCAACAAGGTTATCAGCTCACGGCGAAGGTATTTGTCGTCGGACTTGTACCGTGCTTCAACGAGTAGGATGTCCTCCTCCGGTGTGTTGAACTCGAAGACCTCTTTCAAGGCCTTGATCTCCTTGGTGCTCCATGGGGTGGTAGGTCTACGGCGAACGATAGCGCCTATTCGTAGTCGGAAGGCTTCAAGCTCAGGCGAAAGGTCACGCGTGACGACTCCCTCGCTCCCTTCCTTTCCCTGTTCCTCTTCCCTGTTCCCTGTTCCAAGGCAATCTTTCTCGAATCCTCGCGAATCCTCTCGAACATCGTCGAATGACGGGAGCTTAGAGGCTGAAGGTTTGTCGATTTTCTGGTGATTTTGCCATTTTGGAATGTCCAAGTAGGATTCACCGTCGACCTGATAGAGCCTGATGCAGCCTTGCTTCTCAAGTTCTGAGATCCACACAGGAAGACGCTTGAAAGCATCCTCGTCGTAAGGGAAAAGACGACTCGCGAGGAGTCGCGAGGATGCGCGAGCCCTCCCGACATCGTCGCAGCATGAAAAGAGGCCGATGAAAAGCAGTCGAGCCTCTCTTGAAACTCTACCTAGACTTTCGGACTCCCAAAACTCGGGCTTGATTGATCGAATTCTCATTGATGCGCCTTTGCAGCAAGATGTGAGTTCCTGTTCTCAATCGCCTTCGCTTTTGCTTGCTGAAGCATTTGGCAAACCATATCCACGTTGTGGATGGCTAATAATACCAAGCTATCATCTCCCCAAGGATCGGGCTGGTAGATGCAGATGTAGCCAACATCTGATGCGTACACTTCGGTATCGTTCTGACTTTGGATTTCAAGTTTCATGTCTTAAACGGAAAACCCCACCCAGACCGTGCTAGGAACTCGCGCAGAACCAACGCGACGTGTCACGGAAAGGGTGGGGAAAAGTTTGTTGAGCATGGGTCCTGATTGTAGTGTCGTCGTTTGCTTCCTAGGGCTTACGTCGACGGGCTGCTCCCTAACTGCTGTTCCGGTCGTTGTCCAGCCCTCAGTATGCCGGAATCAGAATATCCGCCACCTGCTGGGTTAGCTGCACGTCCCTCAGGCAGTAGTCGATGGCTGCCTGGCGGTCGGTATTCCACAGCAGACTAAAGTCGGCGCCGGTGCCTGTCTTGTCACCGAGGCCTAGGTGCCTGCTGATGGCTCCGAGGCTGCCATGGGCTCTGGAGTCACCAAGCTGCCACACCTCCCGCAGGTCGATCACTAGGTCATTCCAGTATCGTCCCTGGCGCAGCCAGTAGGGAGGAAGGATGCGGTGCTTCCAGGAGCGCTTTATGAGGAATGGTAGATCGAAGGCCTTAATGTTGAATCCAACGAGCTTGGGTTGCCGCTCGTAGTAGTTTAACAGCTCCCACCATTCCCGGAGCATGGCGGCCTCGTTGCCGTCGTTCTTCAGCACCGCGGTCACCTGGTGCTCGATGCGGTATCCGATGCACAGGATCTGCCCCGAGAGAGCGTCCAAGGCTGCGTTCTTGATGAAGTCCGCGGTGTGGTTCTCCTCGGCCTTCTGAATGCGCTCGGCGATCAGGTCGGGGTTCTTGACGTTGCCCAGCTTCACGTCGGCCGGGTTGAAGGGTGGTATGTTGAGTTCCGACAGTGGTAGTGGTCCGGTCTCGATGTCGAAGATGATTGTTGGATTGGCTGGCATATTGCTAAATTGCTTTCAGTTAGTAGTTGATGCGCGTTTGTCCCGATGCGCGCCCCCGGTTACCCACGAGTCCCAGCAGCAACAGGCTGCCGGAAAGTTGTCAGATGTGTTTGCCGCAATGAGGGCAGACGGTCTTGGTCAATGGCTGTCTTACGGTGGGCACGCCCAGCCATTCGCAGATTTCACGGTAGGATACCCACCCAAACCCACGCACCGACCTAGGCTGCAGGTGCCCTAGGTTGTAGAGGTCGAGAGCCTCCTGGCGGCTCTTGATGGCTAGGCTTTCGAGGATGTTGAACGTCCTGGTCGAGAACGGGAATCCCCACACCCGCAGGATCTCCTCGTGCTTCTGTGCTGCCTGTTCAATCTGGTTGATCCGCTGGCGGCTGAGGTTAAACCGTTTGCCGATCTCCTCCAGGGTGCAGCCCTCCGACCGTAGTCGGACCACCTCGGGCACCATGTGGATCAGCTTCATCGTGGGTTTGCGTGTTTTCATGGCTTAAAAAGGCACGTCGTCAAAATCGGGCTCGTCGGCCTTAGCTAACTCCTCAAGGCGCTTGGTAACCGCGGCAATGAGTGCGATGTCGTCAGGCGTCTTTCCGCTGGAGACCTTAGCCTTGGGCAGCCAGTGCTCGGCCAGGCCGCGCACAGCGTCAGGTGTTAGCTCGGAAAGCGGCACTCCCCTGAACTTGCCGACGTGCACCTTGATGTCTGCAATCTTAACCGGCGCCGCAGTGGCTGGCGTCACGATCTTGGTTTTGTCGTCGTCCCGAGGCGGCCTGTCCTCCAGGCGTACCCACAGGCCCGAGGGCTTCAAGGCCTCCCCGCTTTTGTGGGGCATGATCAGCTTGATGTTGCTGAACGTCTTGGTGCCGTCCCGAGACTGCTCGTGAATGATCACCACGGTGGCCGGTTTGCCGATCAGGCCGTCGAGGTTGAGGCTGACGGTCTCCTCGGGGGTGAGTGCTCGGCCGTGCCAGTCCTTGAGGAACTTGGTCAGGCCGGCCTTCTCGTGCAGGCTGGCGGTCATTGGCGCCGTCATGACCACCCAGGGCTGCACCGGGTTGCGTGACTGGTCCAGGATGTCTAACTCGAATGCGATCTTGAACTTCTGCTTGGTGCCGTACTCGGTCTCGTAGGCCTTGAGCGGTGTGATGTCGACGCAGACCGCGCGGCCTGTGTACTCGGGGCACGGTGTGAAGGTGCCGCCGCTTGGTTTCGTTGATACTGTGATTCCCATATGTTGCTTCGTGTTTGTGTTGTTGTTGTCTACTTGGAGGCCTGTTTTTCAACCTCCGAAAGTTGCTTAGCCATTCGCTCGTACTGCGCCCAGTAGTCGGGCCACGTTGTCTTGATCTTCGCCAGGTTCTCCTGGTCGGCCACTAAAGCCGCGGCACCCAGCTTGCGAACGAATGACCCGCCGTATTCGATCATTGTGCGTGCTACGTCAAAGTCTTTCACTTGGAGCCTTTCCCACGCTTCCTGGTAAAGAAGCTGGTGAACTCGATCTTGATCTTACGGGCAGCCCGGTAGGCCTCACCGGCGTCCCGCTTGGTCAGGTGGTAAGGGCCGGTGCCCTCCCGTTGGATCTGTTGAGCTGTTTTCATCGCAGGATAAAGTCGAAGTTGTTCTGCCAGGTGTCGCACAGCCTATTGTAGGTGTCGTTCTTGATGCGCCAAGTCCGAGGGTCCCGGGTGGCGCCGGTGTGTCTGCAGCGGATCCGAACGTCGATGTTCTGAATGGCCGTGTTCCGCAGGTGATGGTCGGGCGGCAGTTCGTGCAGTTTGGTGATCATGGTTTGTTTCTCTCCTCCTCCAATATCGTCAGCATTCCAGATGCAACCTGTCCATCTGAGCCGTCTCGGAAGAACGCTGTTGCCGCTCGGTTGATGCGGTCCTCCAGGTGCGCGATGCGCTCCTTGGCATCCTCCAGCTCCTTGTATGTCTTCAGTCCGTCAATGGTTCTCATTTCTTCGATGGTCATGGTTTCAGATCCCTGCATTGCTTGATGGCGTCGTCGATGGCTTTACGCATCATCGGCCATTCCTCTGGGTTGATGCTGATCTTGCCATGGCCATCAGCAGATTGACTGACCTCGACGTACTCACCGCCGCCTTCATCGACGATCTCAATGTCGGTGCATTCCATGGAAAGCATGTGGTCGTCGGTAGGTGACAGCACCCATTTGATCGGTCGCAGTTTCATCTTCCCTCCAACCATTTTTCGAGGTCATGGAGTTCATCCACTTTGGCTTCGAGTTCTTTGATTCGGTCGTTTAGACGATTGAGTTCCATCACAATGCCCCGTGGACGCATGTCGCTTAGGAACTTACCTTCTGGAGTCTTGATGCTGAATCCGTTCAAAGGAGGCATTCGTCGCAACACGATGTGGGTGTAGCGTTTCACCGATTTACCTCCTTCAGTATGAAGTAAGCCGAACCAGCAATCACAAGTGCAAGCCACAGTTCTGGATGTCGCTTGTGGAACTCCAGTTCTTCTTTCATGTACCCCAACCATTCCTTGAATCTCACAGCTTCCCCTCCTTCCCAATCTTAGCGTCGTCCCAGCCCTGCAATAGGTTGTCCATTCGGGTGGTTCTCATGCTCGGATATGGAGGGTTGATGAATGCGTACATCGCGTTGCCAGCTAGTTCCAGTTGGCGGATGTGTTCGTTGTAGTACTTCCGTTCTCCCTCCAGCTTGTCCCACAGAGCGCGGAGACGGTTTTCGAGTTGGGTGACGTGCTGCTTAAGAGCCTCGTTCTCCTTCGCCATGTCTCCGATGGATTTGCACAAGCGTTCGTGCGCTTCGTATTCGGGGTTCATCTCTTGTTCTCCTTTGCTCGCTGCCATGCGTTGGCCAGCAACCGATAGTTTGAGTCGGAAATAGCACCGTCCTTCAGCCACTCAAGCAGTTCGTCACCAGTACTCTTCATCAGCTTGATCCGATCTTGCAGGTACTCGACCAGCTCCTTCAGCTCGTTCACATCGGATTGAAGCTCGCGGATCTTTGTGGCCTGTGCGTCGGCAAACCATTGCTCCTTCATAATCCGAAGCACTTCTTTGGCTGCATCAGTAGCGGGTATGGATTCATTGACCGTGAACCCACCATCCAGATCGACCCGCATGATCTGCGTCGTTGGGTTGGATATCGGGTGGCTGTTGGTTGAAAAGTAGATTGGTTCGCTCATTTGCACTCCTTCCATTTGAATTGAGGTTTCCCGTTCTTGTCGGCCACCCATTCGGCATGACCTGCTAGAACTGCCTGTTGCTGCATTTGATCAGTCCCGTTATCGAACCCTTTAATCAAACACATCGTAACCAAAACCACGAACAACAGCGTGCATGGAATTACTAGCGAGTATTGCCAGTGTTTGTCGTTCACGGCTTGGCCTCCTTCTCTTCCCACAGCAGCAGATCGGCGCGGAGAGCGTCGTTCTCTCGCTCTAGTTGGGTGATGCGGTCCTGCTGCTCCTCCAATCGCTGCGCTGCCTCAGCAATGAAGGCGTTGGCAACTCCATCATCGGATATGATGTCTCTTGAAAATATCCGCATGGCTGCGATCAGTGTTTCGGTTGATATTCTCACAGCTTGGCCTCCTTGGCTTCTGTCCAAATTCTCACTCTGGCCGCATATTCAAAGGGGTAGATTGCTTCATCCCCCGCTGCCTCCAGCCGCTTGATGCGGTCTTGTAACCGCAGGTTCTCTTCATCCAGCAATTGCTGCTGCCGGATGATTGCATTGGCCGCGTTGAGTTCGCGTTCGATCATCCTGATCCGCATCCCCAGATCGGCTACGTTGTGCGGAGTCGAGTCTGATATCGGGGTGTCGCTCATTTACACTCCTTCCATTTGAACTGCGGTTTACCGCTCGCGTCGTTTGTGTAGTAGGCGGCTCCTGCGAGGATGGCTTCTTTTCTCAGTGCCGTGTCACCTCTGGTGAATCCTAAGATAATTCCGATGATGAACATGCTCACAGCAACTGCGCCTGTGAGTTTTGCTAAAGTGTCGTCGCTCATTTCGCCTCCCCCCTCGCTTTGAGCATCGCGTCGGCTGCTTTGAATGAATCCTCAGCAAGGTTTGCAAAGTGTTCGTTTTTTGTGGGAAAGGAATTCTGATTCGCGCAAAACCCCTGCAACGCAGCCGCCGCGAAGTAGTCTCTGACAGTGATACCAGATCTCGAACCGTAATGGGTCATGCAAGGTTGACCGTCTTGATAGAATCCATGCGTTGTCGCGGTTGCAGCAGTTGGAAACGCCGGTCCTCCGGCGTTGATTGGTTGGTTGCTCATTTCGCCTCCTCCACCTTCACCATCGGAACAAAGTCCAATCGGTTGCTCTCGTCGATTGCGATTCCCCAATTGTTCCTGCGGCAGGACAGTTCGGTGGCGTTGTAAACTTCCGCCACCTTCTCGTCCGGCAGGTAAATGGACAGCAGTCCTTTGAATGTTAGTCGTACCGTCTCTAATTTGTTTTGCTCGCTCATTTCGCCTCCTGTCTCTTTAGATATTCACTGATTGCTTCGTCGGCAACGTATTGTAGTTTGTAGCCCTTCTTGGTTGCGTATTCCTTCAATCTCCGATGCGTGTCGTCTGACACGACAAACATCTTAGCAACGGGACGTTTGGCTTTGGGTTTTGGCGCACTCACTTCAACCCCTCCGCAATCATGGCGTGCTCCAGGAGTAACACGGCGTCCGCGGTCTTCAGTGTGATCGTCAGCCTCGGCTGCCGTTGCTGCGCGATCTGCTTCAGGTGAGCCTTCCACCGGTCGCCGTGCGTGGCCTTGGTGCCTGCCTGGATGGTCTTCTGCCACGTCTGCGGCGGCACCTCTATGGTGCGGATCTTCCGGCTGCTGATCAGTCCGTGCAGGAAGCCCACATTGCGCCCGAAGTTGAACATGGCAGACCCGGGAGCGCCCTTGCCGCCCACATAGCCGCCCACCTTCTCGATGTAGACCACGTCGGACACACCCAGCCTGTCGAGCACCAGGTCGCGCACATCTGCGTCGGTGGCAGGCATGGCGTCCAGCGTCACACCGCTGGGGCCGTAGTGCGCCAGGCCGCCGGACAGGCCCGGGTCAATTGCAAGGATGCGCTTCACTTGGCAGCCTTTCTGAGCCAGGCCTGAATCGCCTTGTCGGCCACGGCCTGCAGTTTGAGGCCGGCGGCGAGGCAATACTCTCGAAGGGCCTTGTGGGTGGTGGGTGTCACGTTGATCGTTTTGGGTTTTGTCATTTCGGGAGGTGTTTCTTTACGCGGAGCCAGTACGCCTCGGTGGCCTTTTTCTTGTCACCGCTGGGTCCGCCTCCGTTCCACTTACGAGCGAGTTGCTCGGTGGTGCAGCCTTTACCCCAATGCTTCAGGTAGGCCTCGCACACCGCCCGGGCCTGCGCCCGGTTGGTCATCTCGCAGTGCCGGTAGTGGCTCCCGGTGATCCGGTTCACATCGAGCACAACGGCCTTGTGGATCTGCAGCGGCCCGATGGCCTTGCCGTTGTCGCCGATTGCCATGTCGTTGCCTGAGCTTTCTACGATGATCAGGGCCGAGATGAGGTTTGAGATGGTGGTCATGGTTTGGAGAGTTGTGCGCGTTGACCAGTCGCGCCCCTGGTGCCGGACTTCCTCACCGGCGGGATGGGCGGTTTGATGGGCACCGCCATGCCCTAAAGTGATCAGGGCCAAACCGGACGGCCCGAGACGATGTACGGGGCAGCAGCGTCTTTGACAGCTTGCTCGTAAACCCAGTTGTGCTTGGCCAGCAGGTTGGCTGCAACCTCAGCAGCTTGGAACTTGCTCAGTCCGGCCTTGGGGAAGTTGTAGACCGCCTCGGTGATCTTGGAGAGTTTGTTTTGCTTGCTCATGGTGTTGATCTTGTTGACGTGATCAAGATGGGCGATGCCTTGCTTCCTGTCTACAGAGAAAACCATTTTTCTGTAGATTTTAAATAAAACCCAATGTTTGCAGGGGTCAAACAGGGGTCAGAAACCTAAGCGCTCAGCTCATTGGGCAGCCGCAGGTCGACATACCGGAGCCACTCGTAACGCTCGTAACCTGCACCGACATCGAAGTAACTGGCGGCCTCGACCTGCTCGCCCTGGCTGTAGGTGCGATACGGCCTGATGGCTGTGGCTGCAACCGGTGGGCTCTCGGTGGGTTGGCCGTTCTCAGTGCTGAAGTCGTTGGCCACAAAACCTTGGTCTCGGCAGTAAGTCTGAAGGTTCTGGGCCGGCACGAACCAATAGTCATTCCCACCTGAATCCTGGCTGTTGAAACAAGGGCAGCCATTGGCCACCAGAATGTCATGGCTCGCCTCGGTGAGGTAGTAGACGTCCAGATCAAAGTCGGGCTCGTAGCCGGTGGTGCCCAGCAGCAGCGAGCTGATCACAAGGCCGTTGTTGGCCGCGGCGCCATTGAAGGCATCTCTGACCGGCGTGCAGTCCTGGGCTAGTCCAAGAGGCACCGATCTCGTCCAGGATCTGACAGACCATTCCAGCAGGCTCCAAAGCCAGACTGACTTGGGGATCTTGTGAAAGAATGGGCCACCGCCAGGGAGGTAGGGGTTGCCCACCTCGGTGTACGGCACATCGAATCCGACCTGCTCGACGCCTCCAGTCCATCGGATGTCCGTCAGTCCATCCTGTTGCTGAGGGCTGAAGCTGGCTGACAGGAACGGCACGCTGTGGGCAAAGCTGGCGCCTCGCCGATCTTTGAAGATGTCATCGGTGCCGGCGGGTACCAGGTCGACAAACGATGAGTTTGCCGCGGTAGGTATGTAAGCGAATTGGGACGTCTTGTTAGGGCTGCCTGGGATCCTGACAGAGGCATCCACGCCTCCGGGGCCGCCCCATTTGTTTTGCCAGAAGTCTGCGCCCCAAGGCCGGTCATCCACGCCGTTGGCTAAATTAATCTCAAGGCACCGTGCCAACTCGAAGTCGTAGACTGAACTTGAAAAGCCCCAAGGGCCTCCAGGAGGCACGAAGGCGCGGTTTACAGCCTCGACGGTAGTCGGTGCAGCCAGATTGCGCGACGGCATCACGTTGGCCCATTGCAGCGTCACGGCGGCCCCAGGCACTGAGAGATAGAAAACTTTGGTTCCTGATGTGTAGGCCCAGTTGAAGTCAGCGCCTGCCCCGAAATTGACCGGCCGCCGATCAGTCCAGAGCGTTGTCGGTGTTGCGGTTGAGTGGAAGTTTTCAAACAGGCTGCCGACGATGATGCTATTGGTGGCTGCCTGGCACATCAGGCCCATTGGGGTCAGCGTCACCTGGCTGACCTTTTCCTCGATTATGTCGACCGCATCGTCGTAGTTGTTCAGGAATCCGGCTTCTACGGCCACCCGGCGCCGTAGGGTCCGCATTGTCTCGAAGATAGTGGGCGTGTTGCCGGCTTGCCAAATGACGGTTCCACTCTCGGTGGTGTACTGCACCGGGTAGTAAGTTGAGATGCTGACCGGGCTGCTGCCGATTTCCCAATATGGGGCCGACGGCGTGGTGAAGATGTTGGCGTCGATGGGGTAAATCCGAATCACACCGCGCTGACTGGTCAGGGTCAGGTTGTTAGCGTTCTCGACAACGGTCAGGCCAATGGCTCTAAGGCGCTCCGGGAGGCTTTGGGTGCTGGAGAAAATCCGGATCTGATCGTCAAAAACATCGTTGTTGGCGTTCGAGTAGGTGATCCGGGCTCGCCCCCAGTTGAACACAGCGTCACCGATGGTGGTGTTTGCATTGCTGGGGTCGGCATAGTAACCGGTGTAAATCTGCCGGATATCGTAGGGCAGATGCGGGTCGTGCACCGCAAACATTACCCGGCGCCACTCAAACATGACAAACGGGTTGGCCACGTTGTTGGCCTGGGCCGACCGCTCTAAAGCCAGAAATTCAGAAGTGTTGGCAACCGCCCAGGATGGTGGGCCTTCAGCCAGGAAGGGGATGTCCCCGGTGAAATACGGAAAGAAATAGAACATCGGCGCCGGCCAGGTGCCATCTGGTTTGCGTCTGAAAGATCGGCATTGAGCCGGTGGCACTGAGTGTCTGTCCGATCCGCCATCTGGATTCTGGAGGAACACGGTCACCGTGCTGGTGCCGCAGTTGTGGATTCTCCAGCAGTCGTAACGCTGGTAAGTGTTGAGAATCCTGAACTCGGTCGGCCCTTCAAGAGCGATCTCTGCAACAGCCAGTCGGTGTTTGTGGATTCGACCAGGAGGCAGGGTTGGGGTCGATGGCCCGAGGCTGCCGCGGACGTAGGACGTCAGGCCTGAGCCTGCTTCAGGATCCCAGCCCAGGTGCACGTCGTACTCGATGCCAGCCACTTCACGACGCAGCAGCTCGAAACTGTAGTGAATTGATCCGACGTCACAGGTAAACGTATCTCCTGCGGTGCTGTGATGGTCGACGTAGACCTGGCCGCCGGCGGTGTCTTGCCATTTGGTTTCAAGAGTCGACAAGGCATCCTTGGCTGCCTGCTGGCTGTGCTCGTTTCTCCAGTAAATTCCGATGCCTGGAATGCTTGGACTCGGCACATCGCCGTTGTCCTTAAGGCGTTTGCAGGTGTCTGGATCTGTACGGTAAACGTACCAGACGCCGTAAGGATAAAGCCCCTGCCACACACCCGATGTCGAGTTCGACATCAGAGGGCTGACGCCATTCAGCGTCCTGTAGACCTTCTGATCGAATCGGTTGTAGAGGCTGTTCAGGTTGGCCGCCGTGAACATCTTCTCCCGGCGGTCTGTGGCAAAGGGCATGATCAGTAGAACCAAGATTCTTCAGCCGTCTGCACCGTACTTGAGCCGACCGCGGTCTTCAGCGTCGTGCCGTTGGCATTCTGCTCGACCCGCTGGCCAGGCCCAGCGACTAGCTGGACCCGGCGCACGGCCTCGATCAGTTGATTGATGGCCCGGGCGTGATCTGCCTTCAGGCCGCGCTCCGATAGCTTGGATGGCAGTTGCAGGGGCATGGCTTAAATCTCGCAGAACTGGGCGAAGATCTTGACGGGGCTGTTGGAGGCTTTGACGTACATCGTCGCATCGACCCAAGGGATCAGGATGAACTGACCGGCCGGGATCTGGAACGAGTACGGCGAGGAAGGCCCGATGGAGACCGGGTTGACTAGATCCAGGTTGACCACCAGGAGCCGGTAGGGCGTACCCAGGTCAGCGGTGAGGTCCAAGGCCTCGTCGGTCGTTCCGACCACCTGCGTCTGTTGCCCCATGTCGGTGCCAGTCATGTTGGCCACCGTGCTGTAGGACTGCGAATTGATCACGGCGCCGCCCTTGCTGGCGTACAGCCGGGCGCTCATCTCGACTTCGTTTGCCATAGGGTTGGTCGGTTAGATCTCGCAGAAGGTGGCCTGGACGGTCACCGCGGAGGTGTTGGCCAGCAGGTAGAGGGTGGCGCTGACGTAGGGGATCAGCAGGGTCTCACCGGCTGGGATGCGCATCGTGTAGGTGCCGCTGACAAAACCGAGTTCGACATAGTTGGTGTTGTCCAGGTTGCTGATCAGCAGTTTGTAGGGGCTGCTTACGTCGACCGGCACGTCGAGAGCCTCGACGGTCAGGCCGATCACCTGAGTCTGGCTGCCCATGTCGGTGCCGACCATGGTGGCGCTCTTGGTGTAGGTTACTGAGGGTAGGTAGGCTCCGTTCTTGGAAGCGTACAGCCGGGCGGTCATTTGAATTTCGTCTGCCATAGAGGTAAGTGTCGGTTGTTAGATGAAGGGGTAAACGAGAGTGTCGTAAGGGGCAAAGGTCCAAGCAATAACCTGTTCGACCTGGTTGGTCTTGGTGATCAGGCTTGTCGAATAGTTGGTTTGCTTCCAGCCCCAAGCAGTGCCAACTGGCGCCTGAATTTGTCCTGTGTTTGGGTCGATTGGGGTATTTGGAAGCATTTGGACCACTGAGAACGGAAGGTTCCAATTAAAAGCGAATGACTCCCTGGTGTACACCGGAGGGATGCCGTTGGGAACTTGAGGCAGCCCGAGGTTGCCGCTGAAGGTTGCGATCCTGGTCAGACTGACTCGGGCCGTCGGGAAGGTGTCCTGGCCTCGGTAGAGCATCTGCCAGACCTTCTGAGCTAACGGCAGAGTCGATATGTTGCTTTCCTGAATACCTGGTAGCCTTTCGCCGTTCTTGATGGCTGTTTCAATGATGAATCTGTAAAGCGCCGGGTTGCCTGTCGAGTTTGCCTCCTTGTCGACAGCAGGCAAAGCGAACACTGACACGTCGAGGTAATCTGTCCTGAACTCGTAGCGGATGTCGGCCAGTTCACCCACCTGCGGGATGCTCTGGTCTTCAATCGGAAGGCCTGGGTCGTAGGAGTTGCCGCCGATTGTGACGGTGGCTTCTGAATAGGGGCCGTCCTCACGGATGCTGTACTTGGCGCCCAGGGCCACCCATTGAGCCGAGGCGATCCGCAGGGTGTTCTTATCACCTCGAAACACCAACTGAACCACCCGGCCGTTTCCGCTATTGTCGTAGGCGCGGCTGACCTCGATGTATTCGCCGGCCGTCGGGTTTGGGATGCCTTGGATCGTTGCCATGTTATTCGACAGCCTGAGCTGTTCTTCCGGTGTTCACGCGAACGGCTCGGGTCTCGTTGGTTTGAATCTTAATCTGGCCGACCATGGTGTTGACCCAGCCCGGGGCAGCGGGCTCAGTAAACATTGAAATTTCGCGTTTCACTTTAGAGTCAACAGTTCCAAGTCTTCCTTGGTTTACTAAAGGTAGAGCATCAAACCTTTTTTTGTCATCAACTGTGTTCATGAAAAGAGCTGGAATTACCGCATTTTGAACGTCTCTCAAATACTCCGGTAATCCACCTCCTCTTTCCATTGCGTTCAGCAAGTTTGTAAGATCTTCAGTATATGCTTCAAGGACTGACGCTGTCGGAGCTGATGCCACAATCGACTGACGTTTTAATTCATCAAGCCTATCTGCGAGTTTCCCTATATCATCAATCTCCTGTTTGCTAATTAGCTTAATCTCACCTTGCTCTGATAGTTTAGAAATAGCTCCCGCAGCCTTAAAGGCTTCTCCTCCTAGTATACCAATCAATGCCGCTTGTGTTTGAGCGCTTTTACCAGCTCTGTCATGGGATTCACCCATTCTCCGTATGATTTCAATGTTTGAGATGCTGTTTTTGTTAAGTTCAGCGACATTGAACCCAAGAGTTTTGAAGTATTCTCGGGCCTTTCCGCCCTCCTCAATAGCCTTCAGGCGCTCTTGGCTGACTTTGGTAATCGACTTGGCCATGGCCTCGAATGAGACGCCTGTCTGGCCTGCCAGCACCTGAAGGCGCTGCACGTCGTCGGTGCTGATGTTGAGCTGCTCCGAGAGGTCGCCAATGGCGTCGGCTGTCTCGATCACCTTGGAAGCAAAGGCGCCGATTGCAGCCACTGATAGGGCGCCACCGAGTTGAGCGCCGACACTTGACCTGAATTTGTCGGTCATGCTGGTGGCTCGTTTGAGGCCGCCCTCAAATGAGCTGCCGTCCAGGCCCAGCTTTGCAATGAGTGAGAAGATGGCCATTTCAGTTCCTGATTGTGCTTTGTTCCTGAGCGTAGCGCCAGAGGGCATCCTGCTCATTGCTCCAGAGCTCGACCTGGCCGTTCATCTCGGCGTGCGTTAGGAACAGCCGTTCTGCATCAATGACAGGCATATTGATCACCGTGATCTCGTCGAATCCAATGCTGACTAGGCCGACCAGGATCCGTTCCGGCCAAGGCA